ACTATCATACGGGGTCCGCGACGGAGCAGGTGCAGGAAGCGGTGGAGGAGGCTATTGAAGCGACCGTGGCTGAGGTATCTTCCCCACTAGTCAAAAAGGGCCGTCGTAAGCGCGTCACTCTCTCGGAGTAACCTATGGCGTGGACTAAAGAGACGTATCTCCAGCGTACTAGAGAGTGGATGGACGCGGTCGGGTCTGACCGCTGGAGTGATGCCTTCCTCTACGCGTTGCTGGACAAGGCATACCGAGACGAAACGCAGGGCATCTTGAATGCCTCGCCGTACTTCAAGTTCGCCCAGCGCACCGTCACGACGGATAGCAATGGGCAGTTCAGTTTCTCTGGCCTGTCGTCCGGGTCCGGGGATAACCAGCAGAACGTCTATCGTATCATCACCGTCACCGACGGACAGAATACCCTGTACCGTGAGACGGAGTTTCGGAATGTGCCGCTGGCCGTATCCGGGACGACGGACTATCTGGGGTTTGACCGACAGTACTACCTGATTGGCGACAACGTACAGATTCTCCCGCAGACCTCTGGCCTGTCGTTGCAGGTCTCTATCAACTATATCGGCACGCCAATCGATGAGCTGTCTCCGCTGGGGACGGCCGACTTCCCGCCGGGACACGAAAACCTGCTGGCGCTCTCCGCCGCCGCGAACGCGCTGGCGATTGGTGGGTCTGAGTTCAAGCAGACACAGGAGTTGTCGTCGCTGGCCCAGCAGTTCCGGACCGCGCTGTATGAGGACGTGGCACGCCGGACCTCGAACCCGATGACCCTGACGTTCCCGGACCGCGCCGCTGTGTGGGGTGGCTGATGGGCCGCCCCGTCGTGCGAGACTCGCAGGTCAGTTTTGCAGGCGGCATTAACACCGTCTCGGATGAAATCGCGCTTCAGCCGGACCAGATTCGGCTGGCGCAGAATGCGCGGCTCAACGAGTACGGCGCGGTTGAAAAGCGAGGGGGCACCATCAAGGTGTCTACCAACGCGCCGTCGGCGAGCGCGGTGCAGAACGGCTTCGGCTGGGCGCGGGACAACGGCACGTCGTACTCGCTCGCCATTGCCAACGGGACGTTCTACTACTTGCAGTTTGCCGCTGGGGCGTCCTTGCCTGCCGCCTCGTGGTCCACACAGGCAGGTACCTTCAGCTCGTCTACCGTTCCCAGCTTTGCCTCGTTTATCAGCGGTACGTCCACGGACGTGGTCTACATTGCGGATGGCGGATTGCTGAACAAGTGGGACGGCACGACCCTGACCACGAACATCGCCAATACGCAGGATTGCACGGTCATCAAGGTGCATAACCAGCGGCTCTGGGGGGCGGGGTCAACGACCTACCCGGACTCAATTTTCTACTCCGCGCTTAACAACGGTGATTCGTTGGGATACGGCGCGAGCAGTGGCGGGCAGATTATTGTCCGCACCTTTAGCGATGAGCGGGTGGTCGGGCTGGCGTCTGTCGGCTCTTCCCTGCTCATCTTTCACCGTCGGGGCGTGTCCCGTTTGACGGGCTTTGGGCAGGACGACATTTCGGTCCAGCCAGAGGGGGTCTCGTCGCAGACGGGGACCATCGCGCCCAACTCGATTGTCGAGACCGACGGCGCGGCGTACTTCCTGTCTGACCGTGGCGCATTCGTGGCGACCGAGGGTGGCGTCTCGCCGCTGGGGTCTCCGCAGGCACCAGACCCCCTCTTGCCGCTCGTGCGCGACCTGTCGCTCACCGAGCTCTCGAATGTCCGTGGCGTCCTCAGTCGCAACACGCAGGAGATTTGGTGGTGGATACCCGGTGAGGGCATCTATACCTATCACCTCATCCTGAAGTCGTGGGCCGGGCCGTGGAACGGGTCGTTCCTGAACACCGCCGCGATGTGGACGTGTAACGTCAATGACGAGGCTGAGCAGTTCGTCGTGCACGCGAACTCCAGCACCAAGCACGTCACCATCTGCGATTACGCCGGGTCGTATGTAGACGAGGGCACTTTTGCGGCCCCGGCGACTGGGACGGCCATCGATATGGCGGTCCGGCTTCGGCGGCTGTATTTCGGCGACGAAACGCAGGCCAAGTCTCTGAAGTATGGGTACGTCACCGCCGTCCTGTCTGGCAACTCGTCGCTCGACGTGGAGTGGACGACCGACTCGTCCGCCGGGTCGTTTGAGATTACCTCGCAGTCCGGTGGGACGTGGGGTACTGGGACGTGGGGCACGGGAACGTGGGGTGTTGTAGGGTCAAAGAATTACCGGGTCCAGATGAATGGCACCGGGTATTATGTCGATGTGCGATTTGAGCATAGTGCCGCCAACCGTCCGGTCCTAAGCCGCTGGCAGGAAGATGCCTACATCTTGGGACGGCGTTAACAGGAGTTACCGATGGCAGAGACTGTTTCCAACCACCAGATTGCGGTCCCCTATAGCACCCCGGCCAACGGCGACGCGCTGAACGCCTCCGTGGTGGTGGGGCACTTCAACAGCACCCGCTCCGACTATAACGCGCACGACGCGGACACGGGCATCCACGTCCAGTCGTCGGCCATCGGAAGCCGCCCGTCGGCTGGTACGGCGGGGCGCAAGTGGATGTCCACCGCGACCGTGGCTGGGGCGACCGTCGCGACGCTGGCCTACGACACTGGTTCGGCGTGGGTCACGGACACGACCTTCGCGGTCAGCAACGGCCAGCCGGGCATCTATGATGCGGGCAATTCGGGCGCGTCGAAGGCGATTGACTGGGCGAACGGCCCCATTCAGAAGGTGACCTTGACGGCCTCCAGCGCCACGCTGACCTTCTCCAACGCGATTGCCGGGGCCAGCTATACGCTCATTCTCGCGCAGGATGGCTCGGGTGGCCGGACGGCTCCGACCCTTACTGGCTGGGACTTCGGGGATAACCCGCCGTCCTACAACACCGGGGCGAGCAAGAAGAATGTCGTCTCCGGTCTCTACGACGGCACGGAGTACCTCGCGGCATTCGCAGTCAAGGGGGCCTAATGCTCGTTCGGACGGCGATGCTGGTCGGCAATTTGCCACTGCCAACCCTGTCCGGCGTGGCATTCTCTGGCGTGTTTGTGCCGAACGACGGGGGCGGAGAGTTTGCCATCGTCTACAGTGTGACGAATGCGGCGGGCGGAGAGTATGTGACCGTGCAGTGGGCGGTCACGGGAACGCATCCGGCGGGAACGACGAATGGCCCGTACAGCGCTTCGCCGACATCTCCGCCCATCAACACCCCGCTCTACACCGGCGACATCATTGACGCGACGGTGCGCTTGTACTCCGCGACCGCGAATCTGCTGGATACCGTCACCCTTTCTCCGTATAACTGCTAATGGGCGTCGGCGACTACGATGTGAAGCCATTTACGCTTCCGGTTGAGCCCTCGCCGCTGGCGTATCAGGTCCGCAATAACGACAACTTGTTGCGGGCCAAGTTTGTTGAGCATCAGGCCGATGTGGTGGCGCATCCGACCTCTGGCGCAACCCTTCCGGCCAGCGGCGAAGAGGGCCAGATTTTCGTCGATACCAGCACCTCGACCATCTACATCTGGCACAATGGGGCGTGGGAGTCCCTGAGTGGCGGCGCGAGCATTGGTCACTACGGTGCGTTCTCGGATTATACGGACCAGTTTGCGGCGGCGGTGAATACCGCATATGCCATCACGCTGGATACGACCGACCTGTCGGCTGGCGTCTCGGTGGTCAGCGGTTCGCAGATTACGTTCACCTATACCGGTATCTACAACATCCAGTGGAGCGGGCAGTTCGTGAATACGGACAGCCAGATTCACGACGTAGATATTTGGATTCGGATTAACGGGACGAACGTCGTTGGCTCAAACGGGCAGGTCTCGGTTCCGAATCGACACGGGAGTGTGGACGGGCACGTTCTGCCCTCGTGGAACTTTGTGCTGTCCCTGAATGCCGGGGACTACGTTCAGTTTGTCTGGCAGACGAGTAGCACGGCGGTCTCTCTCCAGACGCTTCCGTCCAACAACCACCCGAGCACGGCCTCCGTTATCGTCACGGTGACCGAGCAGGCTGGTGGCACGGGACCTCAGGGCAACCCCGGCGTGATGGGGCTTCCGGGCGCACAAGGGCCATCTGGGCCGTCTGGACCACAGGGTCCTTCTGGGCCATCTGGGGTGCCGGGCATTATGGGCCTGCCGGGGGCGCAGGGGCCGTCCGGTCCGTCAGGTCCGCAGGGCGTCTCCGGTGTCTCTGGTGTCCCCGGAATTATGGGCCTGCCCGGAGCACAGGGCGCGACGGGACCTTCTGGCCCGCAGGGTGTCTCTGGTGTCTCCGGCATTTCAGGCGTCCCCGGTATTATGGGGTTGCCCGGCCCGCAGGGGCCTTCCGGCGTATCCGGCGTCTCAGGCGTTTCCGGCGTGTCCGGAGTATCTGGCGTGTCTGGCGTACCCGGTATTATGGGCTTGCCGGGTACTATCGGACCCAGCGGTCCAAGTGGCCCGTCCGGTCCGTCTGGCGCGACCGGTCCC